CACCACTGCGCTCGTCGTCATCGTCTGGATCGCCTTCTAGGTAACACTCTTTAATTTGTTCTTGCTCTTCTTCAGTGATATCATCGCTAAATTCAAACCAACAAGCGTGTTGGTCATCTAATTCAGACCCCCAACCGCAGTCTGTCTTAGCGTGTGCTTGAGCATCGCCTTCTAAAGGCAAGTTACAATCCATGTCTTCTTCAACAAACCCTTGACCCCAACGATAGTGATCATCGATGTTGAACCAACTAATTGAACCATCCGCATTTTCGCGGTACATTTCAATGTGCCAGCAGATACTTTTCTTTTCTAACGGTTTGATCAGATATACTTTGCTCATTCTTCAACTCCGAAATGTTCTTGCCACATACGCTTGGGTTCGCTGATTATTGGTTGCCTTGCCATGAAACCATTCAGATTCTACCATTGCATCCAACACCATTCGTTCCATCAACTCTACATACTTTTCTGCGTATGCTTGACTATACGGCATTGCTGTAGTTTCGTTTTGCTTGACAGCATAGATACGAGCCTGTTGCTCAAGTTGTTGAATTCGTTCGTTCATTCTTCGTCCTTAAAGTCAATAACATTACCGTCTTCATCTGCACAGATGATGCGTACAGTTTCGCCGTCTTCGTTTTTAATCTCAATAGGACCCCAAATCCACCATTCAGTTTCATCTTGATACCATGAATCTTCGCGATCTTCTAAATCGTAAATGCTATTCTCGTCGATAAACTCTTGCAGTTCTTCTTCCTCTTCTTCTGTTAGGCCATCAAACTCGATATCATACCAGCAACCACCGTCGTCCATACTGATAAGTTCAACTTCTTCAATATTATTGTATGAGCAGTCTAGCATATTGATGCTGTCTTTTCGGCCATCGCCTCCAGGAACTTCTGTAAATTCAAATTCTGGAGGATTGTCGTCACTGGTTTCTACTGACCATTCTCCCCAACGGAATCCATTGGTGGTAGTAATTCTGCCTTTACCTTCTCGTTGAACCCAAAATTCAACTTCTTGTACACTCTTTTTGTAATAAGTTCTTACTGTCCAGGTTGCCATGCTACTTCTCCTTAAAGTTCTAAACCGTTTTGTTTGGCATAATCCTCGGGTGATTGACGTTTTTTCTGATACTCTGCTTCGTGCATATCGCATAGCGTACGAATCCATCCGCCATCTCTACGTTTGCCAGGAGCACAACATTCTTCGCAACAAGAGTCTGCCCAGGATTCTGCCATGGTAACCATGCCGTGAATGTATTCGTCACCGCCTTGATAATAGAAACGAAGCCCGCCAAACTTTTCTTTAATTTGTTCTACAACTACCTGCGGAATAAGTTCACGAGCAGGTTCTTTTTTATTTTCAACGTCCCAATCGTGTTGCTTCTTTGCCCAATCAATCCTGCCCTGTATATTGGCACAGAGATTTTCTAGGATAGGCCACCAACCTTTACCTACAGCAAATCCGCCGTAGCGTTCCGCAAACATTAATGGAAATCTTTCTTCCATACGTTTAGCAAAGGCTTCGTATTCGTTATACTCTTGATCTTCTGTCATTTTATATCATCCGAGGTTTCAGGGAAATGGCTAATAATTAAATCTAATGCTTCAATGGTACGCATATTGATTACAACATCTTCAGGGTGTAACCAATAGCCGTCTGGATTTGATTCTGTTTTAGGATTCTTTTTCCATTGACGTAATTCTTTTTTCAAGTAAGCACGATAGTCTTTTAGATTAAGACTAGTAATTCGATCCGCAGTTTCGCCATCAATCCATTGATAAGGTTTATGCTTTGCTTTACTCACGACTTCAGTCCTTCTAACGTTTGACGTTTGGCTTCTTCTTTGACTTCTTGTTTATGAATTGTCTGCAATCCGCGAAACATTTCTTCGACTACATGAATAATAGCATTCTTACCGTCTTCAGTTAAGTGACTGTATTCAGGACTTACAGTACTTTCGTGCCAGACTCTACCGTTTTGGCTAAGTTCTAGTAATGCTCCATAGAGCATATCCTTGTGCATACTTCTGCGGATATCAAATTTTCTCGCCACTTTGGAACCCTCTAAAATGTAAGAAGCGCGGAAAGCGTAAAGAGTAACTTCCATCCTGGTTTTGTGTGATAGCGTCAGCACGTACCTCAACGATTTTGCCAACCACCTCTTCACGACCGGACCAATAAGCATCGCGATCAGCATCAGTAAAACCGCTACCAACATTAACAATGATATCACGTCCATCGTCTCTGCCTTCGCAAACAAAAGCGCCAAGTTTTCCGACATTTTTACCTGTTCCTTCTTCTACTGCTGTAACAGCCAATGACACTTCGATAAATGGCTTTAGTTTAAGCCAAGCCACACTACGTTTACATTCATATCCAGCATTAGGATCTTTGATCATAATACCTTCGTAACCGCCATCGATTGCCTTTTGATTAATTTCTTTGAAACGTTTTTTACCTGCATCAGTATCGAGATCGACAAGTTCGTGTCCAACAACTGCTACATTAGGTAACGCATCTTTATGTTTCTTGTGCCAGTAGTAGACCATATCGCTACGATCCGATTGGCTTTTATCCCAAGAGCCTTGTTCAAAGTTTGACAAAGGTAGTACGTCAAACAAATTAAGTACAGCATCATCGCTTTGTACATCACTCTTGCGGTGTACCTGCTTCATCAAATCTTGGAAACTGCTAGACATAACTTCGCCGTCTAGCACCAAATCATATGGCGGAGGATCTTGTTTAACTACTGCACTAATCTGCTCTGCTATGTGAGGAAAATTGACAAGCTCTTTGCCGTTACGACTAAACATATCAACACGCCCGTCGGCCCTGACGATAGTAATAACTCGTACTCCATCAAGTTTGACTTCGATAAGTTTCTTTCCAACCACCTTAGCCTCATGATTTGCGCTATCGTGAGCGAGCTGGCAACTAAACACAGGCACACTATAGTGAGCATATTTCTTCTCCACAACTTTGTTGATTGTTTTTTCGCTTACGCCACAACGCAAGTCTTTAATAAGGATACGACGATACCAGCCATTCCACTGTTTCTTAGTGGCTGACTTTATCATTGTTTGAATCATATCCCTCGCTGTATTACCGGTGACATTGCGAGTGACAAAGCCAGTAATAGCGAGAGTAAAACTGCCCCAGTCTAAGCCTGGACCGTCTGCATCTGTTTTCTCTGGGATTTGTTTAAGTCCAAAGGTAATCATTGGATCTAATGCAAGACGCACACCTTCGAAGAATTCGTTGTTACCTGCCTCCGCTTGTGCAAGAATGATTGCTTCTTTGTTCAAACGACTAGGATGATCTTCTAGTGTACTAATAACATTTTGGCATGGATCGCTCACAATATCTCCTAAAATTTAACTATGCTATTATTTTACTGCCAAATTAACTCTTTGTCAATTGGTTTGACATAATTTAATTGGGTTTCAATGGATTTGGTTGTGTAATTTACACCGTGTGCTTTGACTCTGGCACGTATAGTTTGAGTCTCTCCAGTCTTACCTAGTGCAGACTTATTCAAAAAGTTTACCAAATGACCGCCATCTGTGACAGCATCGTGGGCATAGCAGTTAAGTTTTTTGACATATCTAGTATTAACATATCTAATATTCAGTAAAATTGGCTCACCTACTACTCCGATATGCTCTTGTTTGGCAGTTTTGGACTCTGTGATAATACGTTTCTTTTCCATTTCTTTGAAATACAAACTAGGAACGCTGGCCAAAATACCAAAGTCTTTAAAAATTACTTCAGGTTTTTGAGTACTAGAAAACACTCGTTGCATATAGTCGTTGAGATTGTCTGCAATAACACCAAATGTCAGTCTACGATAATAATGTATAATAGCACTGGCTGTATCTGTATCTTCCTGAGTAACTTTGACCAGTACTTTATAATCTTTATTCAAGTCCGGAACCATTTGATAACTCAAATGTTCTTTGCTATTCCAGCGTTCATCGCTGTCAGGATCTGCATTGGTAAAAGCACTAACGCTGGTATAGCCTTTAGTTCTAAAAATAGCACAGGCCATAGCCAAAACATTTTCAGCAGGCCATGTACGTTCATTTAATGGAGTAAAATCATTCATAATCGATCATCGTTTGTTGTTGAATAAGAATGTTTTTGCCTATTTCAAATAAGCCTACCCCGCCAATAAGGTCTTTAACGCTGGCGTGAATGTTTACTTCGCCATCTTTGTCTATACTGGCCATGACAAATTCTTCCATGCTACCTTCTTCGATACGCTTACGCACTTCTTCGATAACATCCAGCATATTTTCTTTGCGACGTTTTTCGTTGCGGTCGTTGATGTTAATTACTTCCATTAGATTCTCCTTTATTACCCTTAAGATAATCTTTTTCTTTGTAAGTCTTAATCATGTGACAACGACAGCAGAGTGTTTGAATATTTTCTGCAACATCTTTACCACCATCGCTTTGACGTTCTAAGTGGTCGCCGTGCATTACACCACGCATACAACGTAATTTATGGAACGGATCTTCGATATCGTCAAACTGCGGATCAACACGAGGATCGTATCCACACTTCTCGCACACCCACCCACGATAGAATGTGTGTGGACGATCCGCTTTGCCCATACCACCGTACTCTGTTAATTGCAGTTGGTGTTCACGACAGTAACCATCGCTACCAGGACCATCGAAGATTGTAAGGTCATTGTCACAATCTTCTAACTTACATTTGCATTGTAAGCGATATTGTTCCTTAAGGATACTCTGTCCTTTGAGTTTATCCTTATTAGGATCTCTGAGCTTGGACATATTACCACAAGTCTTTCTTAGCAACAGTAAAACCGTTGTTAGCAGAATATTCTGGTGTCTTCAATTTAGTACTCTTCTTAACCTGTGCAATCAAGAACGGAATACCTGTACGCATTTCTGAAGTAAAGCCACGCAATCCTGACTCTGCGTATGACTCTGGGTTGGCCTTCTTGTACCATTCTTCATAGGCCATCTTAACCTTATCCCAGAACGGACCGTTGGGGCCAAAGTCACCATCGAAGTATTCTTTTGTAAATGCCGCAAAGTCTAGCAAGTATTTGTCATCAACAGTAATGCCTTGTTCAAAACACAGATTAAAGTATTCGTATAACTGACGTGCTTCCTTAGGTTCTACAGGACGTTGTTGGTTTAAGTAAGTCCAGTACTGAGCAAACATACGGGTGACTTCCGGATCCTTACGAGTCTTCAGACTCTTGCTCATAAGTGTGTCAGCCAACAAACTGAACGCACCAGGTTGGTCTTCGTCACCAAACTTGCTGTGTGTGGCAAACAAGCCAGCGGCCGCAAGATAATCGTTCTTCTTGGCTGTGTCAGTCCATTCGGTGTCATCTGCACCGTCAACCTTAGAGCCATAAACCATTTGCTTGTACTTGTCAATGAAGTCAAGTTCTTCTTTAGCATCGCCGTTTAACAAAATAAAGTTACGACGAATTTCTAATTTGTGTTTTACATTATACACAACCACTGGCACCATTGTTTGTGCTGTGCGTTCACCGAACACTTTGGTAAGAATAATGTAAAGAGTAATTGCGGTGTGCTGTCCGTCCCAGGCAATGTAATAACCAGGCTTGTCTTCGTCAATATAAACTTGAATAGCCATAGTCATTGTGCTACGGAAGTGTTGAAGAATGTTTAGAACATGTCGCAGATTAAGACTGCGTTGCATCGTGGAGTCAATTAGGATCTTGTCCATTGGCACCATGATTGCTTGGCACAACAGCAGGTCGGTAAAGGTTGTCCATTCTTTGTGACGACGTTTAAATTCGTCAACTACTCCGGTGAGTAGTCCAACAAACATAGGAGCGGTTTTGAGTGCTTCAGCCAAACGTTCTTGTAGAGTTACAAAATGGCTATCCGATTTGAGATATTGCTCGTTGATAATCTGAGCATGGGTTTTTTGTGTCATATAATTTCCTTTCTAGGCCTTCTCTTGGCCACCTACACACAACATTATTATTGTGTATATGGAATATTATACAGTCAAATTATTTAAAAGTCAAGTCAAAGGCGGTATGTAATTCGGCCTTTGGACAAATCGTAAGGGCTCATTTCAATCCGAACTTTGTCGCCCAAGATGATTTTGATTTTATTTTGGCGCAGTCGGCCATTAGTGTAGCAAGTAAGAACATGCCCATTTTCCAAAGTTACCCTAAACATATTGCTAGGTAATACTTCAGAAATGGATCCTTCCATTTCTAATAAATCGCTTTTGCTCATTCTTTAGTAAAGATCATACGACCATCGGTTACGGAGATATGAATTTTATCTCCTTCTTTCCATCCCATTTTTTCACAGATTTCAGGAGGAATTTTGAACATGACATTATCTGGATCTCCAGGTATGTCTTCGAATATTTCCTCTACCGTGTACGTTTTTGATTCGTTCATAATCCTTAGTTTATTATATTAGTTTAAAAATGTCAACTTTTAGTTTACCGATATATTGACATTTGGTGCAGGAAATATCCCCAAACGCACATTCATAGTCAGCGCCGATTGGGTGTTAATAGTTATTGGTAATGATGCGGTATTACTGCTAACCGTCATTACTCCAGTTAATGGAACACTAACATCACCAGCCGCAAATGGATATGTTGCTACAGTAGTAGACCAACGAGCGTTAACTCCTGTATGTACATCAACTTGATTAGGAGTGGCTTCGTAAAAGACTGCTTCGTAAACCATATTAGGTGAACCTAGTGTGCCAGATGTAGACGCTGTTCCCTCCCAGCGAACACGGAAAGTTCTGTTAGGTGCTGTGCCTTCTGCACCATAATAGATTCGTTGACAACTATTGTCTGCAGAACTTATCATTATCTTTGGATAAGGAGGGTTAGTACCATTTAACTGACTCCAGTTTGATGAACCAGCACCAAATGTGATATATGTATTTGTTCCAATATAAATTGTATTGTATGTTGTACCACAGAATGTTACATTGAACGGCAGTGGAACAGTCCAGTATCCATCGTCTTGACTGCCAACAAAGGTCAACGCTCCAGGCACAGTAGGTGTTGAACTAGACAATGCTAGGGCACCTAATATACTATTTGTAATAACACTACTGGAACCGTTAGGTAAACCAGTAGTTAAGAATCTATTTCCGCTGTTAGGTCTTGTATCTAAAGTTATACCAGTAACTATAGCATCAGCAGTATAAACACCAGAGAACGCAGTAGTAGTCAATGAACCGGACGGCGCAGGCTTTGCTGTAATAATATAAGGAACCTGTGTACCATTAGCAACGTTAGTAGTAGTTAATGTTACTGTAGCAGTTTGAGTATTTGATACTGTTGAATCGTCTACTGCTAGACTAAATGTTGCGGCCTTATTATAACTGTTAAGAGTTTTCTTTCTTGGATATACTTGTCCACTGGTAGGTCTGTACCAGTTGTTTACTGTTGGGAAAGGTGTTGGATAATATCCACCGACTTCTTGACCTGGATGTCTTGTTCCTTGAAAGAACAACATCTTTCTACAACTATTTGGATTGTAAGTAAACCCAGCATCTTTACCATCAAACGTTCCGCCGTTGGTACTTAATACTGTGTCTGTACTAATTGCGGCTATTAATGCACGAGCATCTGCCTGTGTCATACGAGGATATTTTTCTGCATAACAGGCAATTACACCTACGGTATTAGGACAACTCATACTAGTGCCAGGACACTTTTTAAAATTATTATTAATTGAGTCAGATCCGCCTAATGCAGTAACTCTTGGATCAGTAGCGGCAGTCCCATCATACAACGATGCTCCACTATTCCAAACACTTTGAACACCAGAACCGGGTGCATATACATCAATGCGAGGACCGTAGTTACTAAATTCTGCTTTGTAGTCGCCGACCTCAATACCAGTCGAGGCGTAGATACTAGCATTTGTTGCTTCGTTGTGTTGTCCTATTGCTCCGCTACAGATAATTTTTGTATCTTCTGTGCCACCATTTGCCGAGCCAGGACTACTACCTCGGTGAATATAGTAACTAACTCCTCCGTAGACCATATAATTGTCATAGTCAGGACCTCCAGGAACATCTATATACCAATAACTATTTCCTGCGCTGGCTACAATGATGACGCCTTCGCTCATCGCCTCAATCATATCTATATCCGTTGCGGAACTTTGTGTTGGCAATGCCGCACCAGTACGGATCCTAAATGTGTCTAAATCTGCTGTAGTCCATCCTGTACTAGGACGATTATATGTAACACCTCTATAATACACAGAACTAATGCTAGACTCTGTAATTCCATTTAAACGATATCCCCAACTGTTATTCATAACTGTTGGATTTTTAACACCAGTCAACGGATTGATTGGTTTATTTTTATGAAATTCTCTTACATAATCTATGCTATCGTAGAATGTAATATTATAGATATTAGCATCGCGAGCAAACCCTTGTGTGTTACCTGCACAGTTTCCAGTAGTATGTCCACCATGTTCTTGTAATCGGTAACCCGGATAACTGTATTCGCCTGCCGCACCACCAGTTACTACAGGATTGTGTTGCTCCCAGTTGTATTCAACCATTCGGCTATAACCAGTACCATCTGGATTCTGTGCATATTCGTACACAGTAGGGTACGGAGTTCCATCGTCCATAACAACTACGTCAACATTTTTACCACTGGCATCCATAATAATAGTTGCCGCTTGATTAACTGTGCCAGTAATACCCCAATTACTAATATCTGTTTTTCTGTTTAGTCGTAACAGGCCCCAGTTGATATCGACGCTGTCGCTGGCCACACGTTTGTCAAAGTTTGAACTAGTTTGAGTAAACCCGTCACAGCCGATAACCATACCAAGATCTGTATGATTTAATTCAACAGTAAAAACTCTAGGATCGTTTCTAACCTGTGCCGCTTCGTCATAGGTCAACATATAATGTGTATTTCGACTAATAGGTCGTCTGTTAACACACTCTACCATTCGATCAGGAATGTATAAATTTCCGCTAGGTGTTTCCATATCTTTATAAAACTCTTCCGAGTCTTTAAAGTCTTTTAAGGTAACAATGTATTCTTTAAGACTTTGATCTTCTGGATTCCCTAGATGAGGAATTGGTGTTGTCATATTATGCTTCCAATTGTAGTAGTTTTACTGTAACAGTAATAGCCGCTGTTGAGCCGCTTCTGTTAACTACTTTAATTTGTATATCTGTAGTTGGACTAGATTCATCGTTATAGCCAAATACACCAGGAGTAAATGTTTGTGTTTGTGCTCCGGTAGTAATTACCTCAGCAATTACTCCACTACCTGGTACTGGATCATCTGTAATTGCACGACTAGCATCTGCTGTACGTGCCGCAGAAGATGTATAAACAGTTACCCAAGCCGCCGCACTAGTTTGAATACTTAATAACGCATAACCACTGAAGCCTGTAATTGTAGCATTAGCACTGGCTAAGTTTGCTATCGAAGAAGTAGTAACAGAACGTGTTGTTCTGGTCGATAGTGTACCACCGCCGCCCCCGCCACCAGTTGCATCGGTATCATTAACCCATGCACTACCATTCCATTTTAAAACTTGCCCAACACTTGGACTAGAAACAGTCACATCTGCCAGGTCATTAATACTGGCCGTAGAAATATCTGTGCCACCACCTCCGCCGCTAATTGTTGTCCATGCCAATGTTCCTGAACCGTTTGTTGCTAGAACTTGTCCACTGGTTCCGTCTGTGGCTGGGAATGTGAACCCTGGAAATCTTGTTGTGCCGTTTTCTTTGAATACCCATGTAGGCTTGGTAATATCGTTGAACGTTTGAATATAGATATCGTTCTCAGCATATAGCCCCCAACCAATAGTTGGACCTGCTAGGAATTCTTTCCAACCAACTGATGCTTGTCCATTGGCAGCACTGCCTGCATTAATAATACCGTTGTTAGGTAGTGTTACTGAACCGTCTGTATTAAATGTAAAATCTTTAGTACCGTTTGTAGTTAATTTAACACCGGTATTATTTAAAATAATTTTATTAGTATATGCGCTATGACTTACACCCCAGTTAAGTGTAATGCTACCTGCGGTATCGGCAACATTAATGGCAAACGGGTCGTTAGTATTTCTTGTATATCCGTCCACAGCCAATGTACCGTTGTCAAATGCAATAGTGCCACCTGCTGGTAATGTTAGAGTACCATCGTCTCCAAATATCCAACCATGCACGGTTGCACCATAGTTACCAGTTGAAATCTTTACTGCCTTTAATCCATCGGAATCAGAATTAAAGCCAATGGTCGCCAAATCGAGACCGTTAGAAGATGTCCAGCCTACTAATATCTGAGAATTATTACCCGGTGCCGCAATATGTATTGATTCATTTAGTGCCTGAATCATCATCGTTCCGAGACTTGGGCTATAGTCGCCTAACTTAGCAATTTTTAAATTAGTAGGAAAATCTAACGCACCGTCTGTACCAAATGACCAAGTATTAGTACTATTAGTAATCGAAGGAGTTGTGACGTCTGCAAATTCTACGCTATCTGTTGTGTTTAAATTTTGATTAGGTGCATCTAACAAATCGTTATAACTTACACTCTGACCAATAGTTGCACTTAAAGTGGTAGCAGTTGCTTGACAGCGAACAGCGAAAGGAATCTGTTGCCAATCGGACGCTACAAAGGAGGCAAACGGATCAGTTACGCCACCGATGTAAACATACATATAATCTGTACAGATTGTAGCAACATCAACAACTCCATTGATATCGCTGTCAGAATAGTGGTTACCGCCAGTGTCTACGGTGGCGCCGCTGATATAACCATCAGCATCT